TCTTCAAAATCATTCTCATCCAAAATACTTGCTTCACAATATCCTTTTTTTGTAATTATATTAGTATCTATTTTATTATTAACTGGTGTTTTTTTTTTCTTTTTAACCAATTGTGTTTTTTTCTTTTTAACCAATTGTGTTTTTTTCTTTTTAAACGATTGTGTTTTTTTCTTTTTAACCAATTGTGTTTTTTTCTTTTTAACCAATTGTGTTTTTTTCTTTTTAATTGATGGTTTTTTTTTCTTTTTAATTGATGGTTTTTTTTTTAACATTTATATTAATAATATATTTTATTTATGATCCACACATTAAACAATCTGGATCATCTTTTTTACATACAAATTTCGTTTTTTTTTTTTCCGGTTCGATAGTAAATTGTTGCGCCTGAGCAACAGGTTTTGTTCGTAAATAATATATACCCGTTTTTAATCCTTTAGACCAAGAATAAAAATGCATACTTGATAATTTATTAAAATCAGGTTTTTCAACAAATAAATTTAAACTTTGTGATTGACATATATATTTACCTCTGTCGGCAGCCATATTAATTAATTGTTTATTACCAATTTCCCATACTGTTTTATATATATTTTTAATATGTTCCGGTAAATTGCTTATATTTTGAACGCTACCATTATCTTTAATTATCATATTTTTAATATCTTCATTCCATAAATTTAACTCAATTAAATCTTTTATTAAATATTTATTTATAACAACAAATTCACCAGCTAGTGTTCTACGTAAATATATATTAGATGTAAATGGTTCAATACACTCATTATTTCCTAATATTTGTGATGTTGACGCAGTAGGCATCGGTGCTAGTAATAAACTATTTCTTATACCATGTTTTTTAATTTTAGATCTCAGTGCTTCCCAATCATATCTGTTACTACCTTTTTCACCCCATAAATCAAATTGAAATATACCTTTACTCATTGGACTTCCTTCAAAACTAGAATAACTTCCTAAATATTTTTCTCTATTTAATTCTTCTTTAATAGGTTTATATATCTTTTTTAATGCTGATAAATCCTTTTTCATTTCAGACATATCATTCGGACTTATATTAACATTATCTATATTTTCTATTTTTTTTATTAAAATTTTAATTTGTTTAATATATTCTTCTCTTTTTATACTTATTTCTAATGATGTCTCAACAGCAGCATAGTAAATTGTTTCAAATATTTCTTCATTTATTTGTTTTGCTATATCACTATCGAACCCTACTTTCATTAAAGCAAATACATCTGCTAATCCTTGGACACCTATACCCATCGGTCTATGTAATTTATTTGATAACTCACATTCTGGAATAGGATAATAATTAACATCAATCACTTTATTTAAATTTTTGGTTATAATTTTTGTAACATTATATAACATTTCATAATCAAATTTATTAGTTTCAATATTAACAAATTTAGATAAAGCAATTGATGCTAAATTACATACAGCATATTCTTTAGGTGATGAATATTCTATTATCTCAGTACATAAATTACTAGATTTAATAGTACCTAAGTTTTGTTGATTTGATTTTTTATTAGCAGCATCTTTATAACATATATATGGTGTTCCAGTTTCAATTTGTGATTCTAATATAGCAAACCATAATTTTCTGGCTTCAATTGTTTCTCCATTATATTGTTTATCTGATTCATATTTCAAATAAAGTTCTTTAAAATTATCACCATAACAATCTGATAATCCTGGTGCTTCATCAGGACAAAATAATGTCCAAGAACCATTTTCTTTTACTCTTTCCATAAATAAATCAGGCATCCACATAGAATAAAATAAATCTCTTGCCCTTTCTTCTTCACTGCCATGATTCTTTCTAAGAACTAACCAATCAAATATATCTTTATGCCATGGTTCAATATAAATAGCAAATGATCCATTACGCTTCCCGCCACCATTATGTATTAATCCTGTATGTAATAAGTAATTATGTTCCTTTTTAAATTGTAAATCATATAATGTTCCATCATATTGTGTATTAGATATATCAGTAATTCTTGATAAAAGAAAGTTATTATATTTTAAGAATTTAAAATATTGGGACTCATATTTTATTTTTAATAAATCACATATTTCTTTTGTTTTAGGAACCCTTAATGTATAACTTATTTTTTTATTAGTTATTATATTACCATTATAAGTTTCATGAGTCTGTCCTATCCTATTTCTTTCATATCCACTTGTTAATAATCCTAATTTTAAACATAAAAATCTCACACTTTCTATTAAATTTCTAGATGTACTATCAAATACTAGTTCATTTCCAATACATCCATCTGTATCTATAAGACCTTTAATTATATATTTACTTTTCTCAATAGGTAGATTTAACCAACGATAATGACAATATTTTTCTTTATTTAAATCATAAACATCATTATATCTAAATGGCATATTAATAGTTTTATTCCAATAAATTCGTGTTGTTAAATTATTAGTTTCAATTCTATATTCTATATATTTACTATTAAAATATCTTTCAACATACTCTAAAATATGTTTTTTATTAATACTATGTAAACTAATATAACCATTTTTATCTTTATTATTCATACACCCATCACCCAAAATTACACCATAAATATAACAATCCTCTTTTGTAATACTCTCTATATCTTTACTATAAGACGGAATTGAAAAAACTACCATATCATCTTTTGTAATTTCATTAGCATTAATCCAATCAAATGAAATTAATTTTTTATCAAGTCTATTTTTAATAGTACTATAATTTAACCCTCGTTTTTGATTTTTTAAAATATACAATGGATGTTCTCCTGTTATTTCCAAATTATCTATACTATGTTGTATTTTTAATTTTATTAATTCTCCTGAATATGGATGTTCTAATACATTCTCTATAATTTCTACTTCTCCATTTAAATTATATACTTCAGTCTCATTAATAGTTACATCTTGTATTTTTAAAGGTCCATGTGTAGTATAAATTAATGACTCAGGTTTTATACATTGATCAACATAGCGGGCTGTATTATTAAAAACTCGTAACATAGGAACTAATCCATTAGATATTCCATTTGTTCCTCGGATTTTACTATTTTTTGCCCTAACATTATGAACATGTAATCCTATACCACCTGCCCATTTAGATATTAAAGCACAATCTTTCAATGTTGAAAATATTCCATCAATACTATCATCTTTCATTGATAATAAAAAACAAGATGATAATTGTGGTCTAGGTGTTCCTGAATTAAATAATGTAGGTGTAGCATGTGTAAAATATTTCTTAGACATATAGTTATAGGTCTCTATTGCTTCTTTAATATCATTAAAATGAATTCCTAATGATACACGCATAAACATATATTGTGGTCTCTCAACAACTTCTCCATTAATTTTCATTAAATAACTTTTTTCTAATGTTTTAAATCCGAAATAATCTAAATCAAAATCACGATTACAATCTATTACATCATTTAATTTTGCTCTATAAGTTTTTACTATATTATAAATTTTTTTACTAATTAAATCTTCTTCATATAATGCTTTAATACATTCTGTAAATGATGGTGATGTATTTTTATGATGATTGGATATAACTATATTAGATGCTAAATTTCCATAATCTGGATGTTCTGTTGATAAAGAAGCACATATTTGTCCCCCTAACTCATCAATTTCCGATGTATGTATATTAGGATAAATTTGAGCGCATACTTTTTGTGTTACTTTTGAAGGATTTATAGTAAGTGTCTCAGATAACTTTTTAATTCGTGTTAAAATTTTATCAAACTGTATCTCTTCTTTTGTTCCATCTCTTTTTGTAACATAATCTAATTCCATTTTGTTAATAATATTATCCGTCATTTGTTTAGATATATTTAAAAAATATTTTAATTAAAAATTTTATTTAAAATTGATTTAAATAAAAATATATATTATTTAATAAACATGTATACTTTTCTATGGCCATTCGCATATATTATTAAATACCTTTTTCCAGAAAATAAAAATCCTAAAGATTATAGTGATTTAATTTATTTCGACTTTGAAACTACTGGTTTAAATCCATATCATGATAAAATTATTGAATACTCATTTATTCAAGAAGAAGCTGAAACATATAATTTAGAAGATGAAGAATCATATAAAAATAATACATTTATAACAGATTTAGTTAATCCAAATAAAAAATTTGAAAAAAAAATTACAGATATTACTGGAATTCATCCAGATGAATTAGAAACAAAAACAGATATAAAGACTCATATTTTAAATATTATGAATTTTATCAATTATGATATGAAGACTAAAAACATTTATTTAGTAGCCCATAATTGTGATAGTTTTGATAAATTATTCTTATTAGAAGCCATTAAAAAATATAATATATCTGAAAATAAAAATATTGAATATAAACATATCCATTTTATTGATTCATTAAATTTATGTAAAAAACTTCTACCTAATATTAAAAGTCATTCATTAAAAAATATTACTAAATATTTTAATATTAATCCAGGAACACATAGAGCTATGAGTGATACAGTTGCTCTTAGAGAAGTATATCATCATCTTACAACATTATTAGCAAAAAAAATGAATCTTGATAGTAAGTATTTACTAGAAACGCCAAATATTGTATATGATTATATTTATTAATCAATAAAATTTAATTCTTTCTCTTTATATGGTTTATATTTAGATTTTTTTAGTTCCTTTAATGATTTTATACCAATTTCTCTATATTTTAATACTTCATCCCAAAAATTTTTAATATTTATATAATTTTTAGTAAAATAGTCTCTATCTCTTTTAACCAAAACAACATTTAATTTATTTAAATACCAAAACGTTGTTGTTAAATATTCTAAATCATCATTATCATATATTTTTGATATATGTGATTCTTCCCATTTTTTAAATATATCATATGATTTAATATCCTCATCATTGGCATAATAATTTATATTCTTCTTTAATTTTAAATCATAAAACTCAAGAATTATACCTTTTTCTCTTATTTCATCTTTAAAAAAATCAGATTCTGATTTGTACATTTGAAAATCGCATTCTAAAAAATCACAATATTCTAAATCACATACCTCTAATTGTCCCTGAATCTGAGCAAAATAACCATCAGGTATTATACCTGTAATTTTTCTAGATTTAGGACATTTTATTTCTAACATCCTACCTACATAATTTTTATTTTCGCTTTCATAACTTACTATACCATCTGGAGAAGCGCCAAAAAATGGAATAATTGGATGTGGTAAACAACCAAATTCGTTTACTATGACTTTATTTTGTTTTTCATATATTTTAATTGCCATATCTTCAAACTTTATACCATGTAATATAGCAGCATTTGTTAAAAATGGCATTTCTTCACCACATTTTTTCATAATTAATTCATTTCTGCGTGATATTGATCCTTTATCTATAACACTATAAAAATCACTTGCTGTTAATCTATTATTTCTAAAAATATACCATTCTTCACTACGTTGTTCAGGTTGAGGAATTTTTTCCAAATATTTTATTTTAGATTCAAAATATAATAAATCAGATTCATTATAAACAGGATCTTTTACCATATGTTGTCTTTGATATAATAATTTATCAATTTCCTTCTCAACCATAATTACATCATCACTTGTGTTCATTGGAATAATTTGTGTATAAATATCTAAAATCATAATTTTTATTTCTTCATAGATAGTATTATCATACAAATTATGTGCTTCTAATTCATTATTTATAAATATATCATTTATTATATTGAATAAATCTTCATCCATTTAATTAATTAATTCTCATAATTTATCTTTATATTAAATCAATTTTATGATTATACTTTAAACAAATTTAAATTTAAAAAAATAATTTTAATAAATTAATAAATGGAAATTATAGAAGAAGAACAACCTAATTTTAGTAAATTACAAAATGAACTATTTGAAGAAATAATACATTCTATTAATGAAATAGATAATCAGATATTAAGTTTATTAGAACAACGTGAAAAGAACTATATTTTATTCAAAGATATGTATTATAAATATAATAAATTAAAATCTGAAAATGATCTAATTTATACAACATTAACACGCATTAATAATAATTATCCAAATAATAAGAATCATCTTAAAAAAATATTTGCTATTATTTATAAAATATAATATAATTAAGTTCCTATAGGTCTACTAGCAGAATCCTGTGCGGGATCAAAAAGCCAATGATATAAATCATTCTCTGCTCTAAAATTACTAACAATAAATTTAGGTGTGTTTCTTATAACTCTATTATCTTCAGATATAATAGGTATTCCAAATGAATCCCACATTGATATTCTATTATCATAATTAAACACATTTCTTTTGTTATCATATTTTTGTGATTCTTTATCTAATATATGTTTAGTTCTATTTACCATTTTAAATGGACATTCTTTAAATGATACATGACTAAAATTATTTTTTAATTCATTATTTTTATTTACAGTATCCATATTTACACGAGGTTTAAATATAATTGAACCACGAGCAGGAATAGCATCTCTTTCTATATTTAGTATTTCTCTAGAATCGCCATTTTTTATACTATTAAGTATGATATGTTTATTATTATAATCAACATCAAAAAAAACTTTTTTATTTGTGTCTTTATCTTTATTATAAATAAATACATTTATCTTATAATTTAATTTATCATTTTCTACATTTTTCTCAATTCTATCTAAATTTCCTCTAACTAAATGTTTATTATATTTTTTATTAATATCATCTAGTATAGTATCTATAATTAGATTACATTCATATTTAGATACTGAATCTATTGTATCTACTGGAATAGAATTGAAATATTCATTTTGTATCTTTAAATATAAAAACAATATTATTAATATTAATACTAAAAAAAATATTACTATCATTAATTATTAATAAGATTTAAATATGAAAATAAAAAGAAAAAATAGAATTATTACAAATAATAATAATAATAATAAAAATGTTATTTTTATTAGTTCAAATTGTAAAATTAATAGTAACAAATTATTAAATTTGAATAAAACTAAACTATTTTACAAAACAAAACATTCATTTGTAATCCCAACTAAATATAAAAAAATTAATTTAGAATCAATATCTAAAGAATTTAATATTAAAAAACAAAATATATCAGAAATAATAAATATCTATAAAAATAACTTATTTATTGTAATTCTTGATTTTTATACTGATATACCAGATTTTAACACAATACAATATCTAGATTTATTTAAACATGAATCTTTATCTATTTATAATGATATTTATAACTATAATAAACATTATCAAAATATATATCTAAATAACTATTTAATTAATGATAGTTATAAATTAAAATTAATAGACATATATTATTATTTAATAGGTTATATATAAAACAACCTAAGAATAAATTAAGTATTCATTTATAAATGAGTTTAAATGATATTCAAAATGAACTTAATTCGATAAATTCTAATTCTAAAACAATAGAAACTAAAACAAATTCTATAGAAAATGTTCTTGTAAATAATGTTAAAAGACTTGAAAAATTTATGGATAGTAAAGTTATTAATATTTATTCTAGACCATGGAATAAACTTGAAACTAAACTTAAAACAAAAAAAATTGAAGAATTTTTAAAAAAAGAATTAGAAACAAATGTAATTACACTTGATACTTTCAATTCTTTATTTTATAAACTATCAAGAAATATTACGCTCAATGAAAAAATTAAATTAGAATATGATACAGAACAATGTTGTATAACATCTTTTGATTATAAAACTTATTTATAAATTTAAAGATTGTTTAAATTCCTCAAAATCTATATCAGTTCCTATATCTGAATCACTATCAGATGTATATTCATTATCTTCAGCAAATGATACTTTTTTTTCAGTCTTTACTACATTATTTATACTATTATTTTTTTTTTTTAATGTGCTTTTAATTGGATTATTAACTACATTATTAATTTGTTTATTTGGACTACTTATTAAATTATTTTTTATACTTTTTAAAATAGAATTTAAATCTATTTCTTTATTGTTTATCAATATGATTGTAATAATATCTAATATAAAAAACAACCAAAAATATTTTTTTAAACTATATAATAACGCATCTTCTCCTCCTATAAATAATGTAGCGTGTAATACTATATAAGAAATACCACCATATAAAAATATTTTAGTTATTTTGGCATTTTTATCAAGTTCTTTTTCTATCAAAGTAGAATGTTGTAATAAATAGAAAAACATATTAATAACATATTATAAAAAAAAACATTATAATAAACTTATTAATTTAAAATATAAGATATGGAATTATATAAACTGTTAAAATACATGCTATAATATTAAAATTTAAATTTTTAGTTACTAATAATGCTGCCATAATTGAACTTATTATTACCATAAATGAATCGCCTATTATTGCTCCTGACCTTACCTCTTTTCCATATTTTTTAAATAAATCAATTACTGTATTACTACCTTTTGGAATTATATATTCAAATAATATATAGAATGAAATATCATGAATTATTTGTATTACTAAAAATAGTAATATAAATTTCCATAATTTGTAATCCTTAAACACCTTTTTATATAAATATCTAGTTATTATAAACCCTATTACTAAAATAAATACATCCATTATAACTGCTGAAATATTAAAATCTAAATACCATTTTTTTAAATAAAAACTTTTAAAAAAACCAACATGAACCAATAATATAATAATTAATTCGCTTACTAATACACCATTAAAAATTGGCAAATAATCGCTAACTTTATTAAAATTACTTATATTTCCAAACATATATAAATATATTAGATTTTAATAATAAATTGGTAAAAACTCTATTTTATGTTTATTTAAATAATCTAAAATATAATTCATTTGTAATATTTCACCTCGTTGTGCAGTTATTATGTCATAACATAAACGTATCATATGTGTATTATTAGTATGTTTTAATAATCTTTCACTCATTACTATAGCAACTTGATGATGAGGAATCATATGTTCTAAAAAACTTTTATCTGTATGCTTCATATGATTCATATGATCACTATGATCATCAGGTTTAAAAAATAATGGATCGCAATAATAATTTTCAGGTTTTGATTTTTTAATATTTGATATTGAAGTTAAAAACTTATTATCTCTAAATATTATATCATAATTATTTGATATATTAGGTATATTTTTTAGAACTTGATTCATTAGCATAATTTCTATTTTTTGATTAAAAATTATATTTCTATAAATATGTTGAATAGTTTTACTTTTAGATAAAGGAATCATTAAATTACACATATCTATAGCAACTTGATGATGTGGAATCATATGAACTAAATAATCTTTATTAGATAAATAATCAGTACATGGATTATTAAAATGATCTTTTTTATTTAATTGATATAGTATAACTATATATAGAAATAAAACTAACACTATTAATATATACATTATTATATTAAAATATTTTATTATATTAATTATGTCTAATTTTACTTGTGATAAAATTAATAATGGAATAGTTGAAGCCAAACAAAGAATATTAGTAATAGGTGATCTTCATGCCGATTTTAATAAAACTAAACATTTATTTATACATTTTAATCTTATTGATATTAATGAAAACTGGATTGCGTCTCCAAAAGATACTACAGTAGTTCAATTAGGAGATCAGTTAGATGGTGGTGGGAGAGGTGATGGTGAATCATATGGAGAAATTGAATTAATTAAATTCATGGATAGAATTCATGAAAAAGCAAGTAAAAAGGGTGGTGCTGTATATTCTTTAATAGGAAATCATGAAATTATGAATTTACTAGGAGATTTTAAATATGCGTCAAATAAAGATATTAATATTCAAGGTGGAATATCATTAAGAAAAAAATTATTTTCACCGGGAAGTGATATTTTTAATAAAATGTCTTGTACTCGTAATGTCGTATTACAAATAGGAGATTTTATTTTCGTTCATGCTGGTATTTTACCAGAACATATAAATCCAATTGAAAAAAAAACATTTATAACAAAAATTAATACTCTAATGCGTCTTTACTTACAAGGAAAAAAAGATTGGGATGATCCAGATATTCAAAAATATTTTTTAGATAAAAAAGGTGTTATATGGAATAGAGATTATGGTTCTAAATCACCGTCTTGTGATAATATAAATAAAGTTAATAAATTATTAAATGTAGGACACATGATAATAGGTCATACAATACAAAATAATATCAATAGCAAATGTGATAATAAATTATGGAGAGTTGATGTTGGACTTTCTGGTATTTTTGGACATAAAGGAATGGAAATATTAGAAATACTAAATAATGGTGTAGCAAGTTTTAAAAATTTTTATAAACCATTTAGAATTCTTAAAGGTTAATTAAAATTGAATATTAAAATTACTTAATATAAATATCATTAATATGAATGTTTATAAATGGAATACACCTAATAAAAAATACCCTAATTTAAATAAAATAATACCACTAAAACATTATAAAAATAATAGTAGCATCAACATCTACAAATGTATTTTTGTAATTATAATTATTATAATTTTTATAATATTATCTTATTATAATAGGTATTAATCTAGTTGATCAATAAAAGACATTTAAACGGATGATTTAGAAATATTTGAATTATTAGTTTGTATTGATATATCTGATATATTCGTAACATTAGAACTTATAGAACCATTATTATCATTAATATCCATATTAATATTTGTAGAGTCTCGCACAGATTGTAATTCTGTTTCACTTGGATTTCTACCATTTAACCGAAAAAACGTATCAACAAATTTTTTATTCGTTTTTACATTATTAATAGAATTAATCATTTTTTGTCTATCTTCTTCTGACATATTATATATTAGCGTAGTATCTAATTTACTACAAATTTCAGGCTTAACTAATTCAGTATTCTTTTTAAACAAAGTATTAAAATTTGATACAACCTTAGGTAATATATCTGGTGATATTTCTATCATCCTTTCATATTCATCTTGATAAAATTTTATTAATTCACTCGGAGGAGATCTATCTAACGGGTGTCTAGCAACGGTTGTTTTTAATGTATTATAAAATTTTCCCCATGATATTGTAGCAGCTCTATGACCTTCATTTAATTCTGATATTTTTAAAAATTGATAAATAGTAGTAATAATACCAGCAATAATTGATAAAGTTCCTATAATCATAACCATATATTCTTTATACTTTTCAGGAAATCTATCTTGAGCAAAGTTAGCAGTTCCAGTTACTGTAGATATAATAATAACGGGTATAGTAAACCAAGCATTTTTAGTTTTATATATATCTCTACATTTTGAATGCATCCATTGATAACATTGAGCTTTATCTGCCCATTGCTTTAAAATATGTTCTTCTTCAGACTTCCAATAATTACGTGTTTTTTGTTTAACTTTAGATTTAGATTCCATTGAAAATTAAATATATGTGTTATGTATATCTTTAAATAGATTTAAATTTCTAATTCAACAATGTCATTGATTTGTTGTTTAGTATAAATTATTTTTAATATAAATAATATTAATATAAAAAATAATTCTATTATTGTTGGTATATATATTGGTAATAAATTATAATAAACTCCATAGTATAAATGTAAACAAATGCCTATAATATAAAAAATCTGCCATAAATAGGATATATTATCAACATGTTTTGTTTTATATACTTTATATATTTGGGGTATTAAACATACACTTAATACTATACCACCAATATATCCTATATTATTTGCGGTTTGATTATTGTCACACATTAACTTCTAATTTAATTTGTAAATTTATGTTTAAATAGATTTACCTTTTAAAAAAAATTTTAATAATTTTGAATTATCAATTTGATTAATAGCACAATCAGAACATTCTTTAAAATAAGATACAATTTTTAAAAATTTATGATAAAATTTGTTATATTCTAAAATAATACTTTCTTTTTTATTTTTTATAGAAATTTCATAGGTATTATTATGAACGTTTTGAAAATTATTATTAGAAACAGTTTTATTAATATAACCATCAAATAGTTTAACATACTCATTGATTAACTTTAAATTATTAATAGCACTATTAATAATTTCATTTAATTTACCATAACTAATATTCGGGGTTTTTTTTATATGAATTATTTTATTACAAATATTACTTTTATCTTCATCTTTCTCAATTTCTAATTTATTTAATGATACTAAAATCATATAAATATAATCTGATAATTCATATATATCAGTTGTATATTTATTTAATAATAATGTATACAAATTTTTATAATAACTACATTCATTTTTTAATACAGATAATTGAAATTTTAAATAATTTGAATTTGGATCGATTACTAAAATTTTATTTTTTTCTAATTGTAAATAAAGTTTAT